GCCCAGGCGGGTTTCCCCTAATTAATTATAGATTGGGTCCAGTGCGATTCAACCTTGATGATCCATCAGAATGGACACCAGCTAGTTGACTCCCACGTGGAAATTGTTTCCGATTTCTTTTCATGTTCTTCTTTTTGCGCTTTTGCTTTTGCTTTTTACGTATCATTTTAACAATTGGTTTGATAACAGGACGTAAATCCTTTTCAACAGCCTCAATTGCATTAACAAATCCTTTTGTGGATTGTAAAAAGTTAACAAAGGTGTGACCTTTAGTGACAGGATTGTATAAATCAGTGTCACCAGCAATAGCAGCAACTTTATGATAATTTATATCAATAGGTGATTTCATAGTATAAATAGGAGTAGGATGTTTTAGTAAAGATTCAAACCACCATGAGGAGTAAATTTTAAATGGCCATGATCCGGTGTATGTATCATTAATAGAATTTGTAGTTGCCACGTAAACAAAAGGAAAGTACAAATTATCTGTGTTATTCTTAGAAACTTTAGATCCGACTTCAGCATCAGCCTCGGATAAGTTCAAAGAATCAGCAGACACAAACTCCAATTGCTCTTCGTATTGGAAGGGATCATACCTTACCGTTACGCCGTCGGCATTTGGAAATTCCTGTACATTCCTTGCTTGACGTACAACCTCTTGTAAATTCGAATTTGTTGCACCGGTCATCCAGCCACTAACATCAGCAGGAGTGATGTGTCCAGCCCAAAAATTCCTCACAGCAAATGTGTCAGAACTAGTAATTGTTTCAATGGTTGGCAATACTTTGATACCACCTGCAAATAAACGTAATGCAGTAGCCAAACCAGTACTAGTATTTGGATTGAAGAATCCATCTCCATTATTTGGCATAATGGATGATAAATTCATTGTTTCAGGAAGAGTTACGCCGTTACTATCATAAATACCAGCAGTTTTAACAGCCATAACCCAAAGCCTGTAATATGGAATATTGTCACCTTCCTCTTGGAAAAGTTGTGTTACAACGCTGTTATATCCACTATCCCAGAATAAAAATACACCCTGATATGTAGGGGAATCAACAAATTCTGGTGTGGGAACAAAATTGTCTAAGTAATCACGCATACAAATAGATGATTGTTTCTGTAAATCAGGTACACGAGCAGCATCTGTAGTTTTAAATGGGTCAAAGACAGCATTTAAAAACTTAGCAGTGCACTCTTTCATTTGTATGCCATTACCAATGTGAATTGATTTCTCTTCTTCTTGCTGAGAAGTAAGTATATTTCTTGTTGAATAATCGCTCATCGTTTTTATGTTTGACAGGCGCCGTTTGTCAAGCCATCCACTTTGAGGATATTATTGTATTTTGATGAATCAATCAATTCTACTCTTGGTATTCTCAATTGTTTCTTAAGAGTTTGAATGATATATGTCTTTTCATCTTCTAATGAGAGACATGATATGTATTCCTCAATCAAATCATTCAATTCCATTCCATATCTTATAAATAAATCACTTTGTGTATCCTCAGTTGGACTTACAATATCATCACCAAATTGGATCCAGTTTTCTTTCTTGGATTTTGCTTCAGGATCAAAATTTTTACAAACTAAAGGTCTGTATTTTTCCAATTGGTTTATTATTGTTAATACTTTTTGATGTAAGTCAGGATAACACCACACATTGTCTTTCATACCAACTAATTTTTGATAACATAGTTGATATCTATCCAAAGGATATTTATAACATCCTGTTGTCAAGCCTCCTTTTGCAAGTACTCTTCCAATTTTTGGAACATGAACTAATGATGATTCATTGTTAACATTAGCTCTTACGAAGAATCCACTCAGAAACTCTACTTTTGATAGGTCAGTTGTTACGTCGCTTGGTTTTAACCTAAATCCCATTGATTTTAATAAACGACATCTTTCATGCAATTTTTGCATATCTCTCATGTTACCTATCATTAAATCGTCGTCACCGCAAACTAATACATAAACGTCTAAAGGATCAGAAATTAACATTTCTGTCTTTTCATCATAATCATAATTGATTAAGGCATACCATACTATGCTATTAATAATGCAGTTTCCAACAGTTGTTGCAGGATCACCACTTGCACGTGAACATCCAACTTTTGCAACATATCTGATATTACCATTGCTTAATACTGCTTTAAAATTCTTTTGTGCTCTCACAACCATTGTATCAGTTGGGGCATTTTGTTTATGTATTCCAAATAAGAATGTTTGATACATTATTTTCTCTCCCTCCATATGTGTTTTATTAACTGTACTGTCAAATTTACTAAAATCAGCACACATGTATGCAGGGTTTTTGAATTTGGATTGTAAATTGTGCAATATTGCGCCATATTGTTGTCTGTTATATCCAACAGCTGTGATAACTCTTCTACTCAAACTATGTTTTACTAAATGCTTTTTAATTGCACTTGTATAAACACCAAATGTCATTTGAATTGCAGCATCACTTGCACTTACAAGGCGAGCTGGTTTTGTAGTTCCATTTAATACTACTTCGCCTTTACAAAATACACTACGTTTAGTAGTTACAATATCGATTCCAGTATAATTGCTATCATACTTCATCTTTTTAGATTTCTTCCATTTAGTATTATTGAACCAATCTTTCCAATCAGGTTCTTCATCAATTATAATGTTACGATATTCTGCGTGCATAATAGATAATCCAGATTTATATAATATTTCACCTCCAGTTGTCATTTGTGGGGCTTTAACATTTTGTCTTTGTTGCACTGATAATCTAATATTTTCTAAATTATATGAAGGAAAAGCACAATCAACACGTAATATTGGTAATATTGCTACAACTTCTTTTTCAGGTAATATTTCATCCTGACAAGCTACATATTCTTTAGCTTCAGGTTTCAAATCAACAACATTACCAACTCCCATTGTCGTACTTTCACATATAACAGGTGCTTCTAACTTTGTATTTGTGGCATTTTTAACTGTTTCACCAATGTTCTTTACAGCGTTACTTGCTCCAACACAGGCTGAAGCAACAGTTGAAACTAATCCGTGTTGCTGAACATCTTCTATGACTCCGGAAAGTCCAGGTACAGCTCTAGCAGCGGATACTCCCATGTCCAAATATTTATCCACAGTTTCATTGGAAATATTCTTAGACATAGAATGTAACAGTTTCAATTTTAGCAAATCAACTTTCGAATAATTTACTATAACTTCATCCATGAGTTTCAAGCAATACAATCTGTAAAATTTATTTTGCCATTCACTAACACCTCTAAAACAGGATCTAAAAGCAGCCATTACTATTCCAGCATGTGGAGATTTGTCATTCCTACGAGCATGCATTGCATCAATTAATTCCGCAAATTCACGACGAGTCATTCCACTCTCTAAAACTGGAGACGGCAACTTTTCTTTATTTAAAACATATAACCTTAATTTCCTGTTTTTATTTGTTGATACATATTTTGGACAATCACCCCAAAAATCATTATATTCAATTTTTGTTGGTTTATCAATGTCCATTACAAAATAATCATCATACGGAGTAGATTTACTACGTATCATATCAACATTATTCATATCAAAAAACCAAAAACTATTTAAAGTTTTACCAAATTCATATCCTAAATTAATATTATCATTCTTATTTTTGTTTTTAATGTAAGATGTTGATAATACGACTTCTTCTTCATCCATCATTTTATCGTATTCAGAACTTACTTGGGTGGCGTACTCTATTGGTACTTTTGCAACATCAATTTCCTTATAATTATCACTCTTGGCAATAATTGGTTTGATGTCATTTTTAGTGACAGTTTTATTATCACTATTAATGTGATCATTTGATGATTGTGGTATCATATCAATTTTCTTATGTATTTTCAAACACTTTTTATTGGTACATTTATTATCCTGATAAAATGGACAATAATTTGGAAATTTACCTTTATGATCACTTATATGTAAATACTTGCATTTTTCACCTTTTATACAATTGCCATCAATTCTCCAATAATGACATTCTAACATATCAGATATGCTATCATCATCACTAAAAAATGATTGTTCCAATTGTTTTATTTTACTGTTTGTTTTCTTTATCTTTTTGTTCATGTGTTTTATTGAACAGGATTCAGAACTTTCAGAACAACAACTGCTATCGGTTGGATTTCCTCCCAACGCATCGTCTAACATCTTCTCAGTCAGTCGAACAGATAACACTCGTTGTGGCTTTTTAGATGCTCCACTATTTGTGGAGGTCAAGGATGGTTCACTACAGCCAGAACCACCCTGTTTGCGCTTTCGCTTTGTGGGCTCATTGCTTAAAAACGACATTTTCTGTTTG